GTGTGCACATCTAATTCAGAAGGATTTGTGGAATATCGGAAATAGTTGTTAGCATCACCGTATAGTTCTAATCCAACCCCACTATATGCCGCGCCTCCCTTGGTTCCCGCAGATCCAGACAATGCAGATCCGCTCCACAACAAGAAACCAGGAAATCCGGCTGCGAATCCTTCATATCCCAATGACCGTACGAAACCTGTATTTTTATATCCTGATATTGCAACTCCGGATTCTAAAGAATCTGCTACATACAATGATCCGGTAAGCATGGAATAATCACCATCAATGTATCGATTACCACCTTCCCAATTTTTATTGTACACATAGCTTATCTGTTGACTTTTTTCTCCGTTAACATTGTAGTATTCTGCTTTAAATGTTAATTGGTTTTCAGATTTGTGTGCAGTAGGTACCAATGTTCGCAGTCTGGTGTAATTCGGAGAATATCCAGCATCATTATCAGTTGTGGTACGTATATCTGCAACTTGCCAAGTGCCTTCTTCTGCAACTAATATTAAAACAGCAGTGCCTTCTCGATCTGTTTCAAAATTAAATACTACATCATCAAATCGTTGTGTGGTATCTGTTACTTGCAGTTCGCCGATGCGTTTACCTACATTGAATTGCTGATTAACAACATCCGTAGAATTAAAATCGAATGCACTTCCAGAAACATACACTGATAATTTTGCTGTGCTTGAGCCGGACACTGAACCTAATGCATCCAATGTTACTTTGTATTCTGAGTTTGCAATGAATATTCCAGCATACTGCGATTTTATTCGTGCAATGCTAACCGAATTATCTGCAGCAATATTCACAGTATTTTGTATTAACATTGCATTGTTTAATGATGCAGTGGACCATGTTAATACCGGCGGAGTTGATATGACCCCATTGCTATATGATACACCTTCCCAATACGTGTTAATTATGCTTTGTGATGTGAACGAGCCAATACTTTGATCTGGATACAGAGATGCAGTATTAAAAATGAATATTTCTGTTTCATCTAGTTCGACATCATTCAACAATTCCCATGTACCAACCGTACCATTGTTGTTCATAAAAACTTTGACACGTGAAACATCGCCAGTTGCCGGATTCAATCCTTTAATTTGCATCAAAGCAAAGGATTCTGAATTCTGTGTGGCTACATAAGTAGGCGTTGCTTCATACGCAATGGAATATGCTGAATTACTAAATTCATTGTATGTATGTGAAGATATGCTCTGGCTGCTATAAACCGTATACTCCGTGTCTAACAGTGCGATGGTTGGAGTTAATATCTTTTTTATAGTACTAGTAAACGTTGTTGTAGACGGAGTATATTGGGGCGTAGGCAAAGGACTAGTTGGGGATGCCACAGTTACTGTGCCTGTTGCCATGTCTGACGTGAATATTCCGCCGGTTAACTCAATGGCTGGTTGGTTGTTGTATGTGAAATATTTAACAAGGCCTTGTGTGTATGTAGGAAATTGTGTGCTACCTGAATATATTCTAGTTAACTGCACTCCAACTTGTTCGGCAATCACTAACTCGGGAACAGTTTCAAATATTATTTCTGATATGTTAGATACACTTGGATTTACTGGTACGGCTCTGGTCCATTTAACATTTGTTCGACCTTGCCATTCAGCCGGAACATTCACAGCTTCTGCAGTTAATGTGATTACACAGTCACCAGGAGATGTTTCTTCATAAATGTATATTGCAATAACACGAGACTTATCTTCGTCAATGTAATTTATAACTTCATGATAAATAGGATCTCCATTATAATCTAAAACTTCGACATTTAAATAACTGCCTGGTTTTAAATTATTAGGATGTCCTCGAAATTTAAATAAATTTTTACCTGCAGTTAATCGTGTAGGAAAATCTGTTATTTGAAAATAATCTGGCGATGTTAATGATGTATCGGCAAACCAAACAGGCGTGAACTGTAAACCTTTATAGACTGCTTCTTTGCGTTTCATTTACTGATATTCTTTTAAATATAAATATCAGTTGTGGCAAATCTGACTGTATCCGTTTATTTTGTTTACTTCAATTAAATTGTCTACCATGTCACGCATACTATCAACGTGTGAAATAATAATTGAGAAATCAAATTTAGTTCTGAAATAATCAAATAGATTCACAACGGCTGAAATATGTTCAGCATCTAACGATCCCCATCCTTCATCGATTGCGATAAAATTAGGACGAGGTAGTGCCGATACATTGATAAGTGCGATGCGAATTGCTAGAGATGAAATAAAGCGTTCCATACCACTTGTTAATTCTAATGGCCAGAAATTATCCTCATCGTAAATAATATACCCATTAATGTTTTTACCATCACTTTGAAGCACCATGTTAAAATCCACAACTTGATTTAGAACATTGTTTATTTCAGTTTCAATTTTTGGAATAGCTTTCGAAATTAATTCATATGGCACTCCATCTCGCTTAACCGATTCTAGGTAATATTCATATGCCTTATATTCGGTTTCAAGTTTACGATATGCATCTAACTGTGTTATTGCATTTGATTTATTTGTTTTTGCAACTTCTATAGCACCATGTTTTCCGCGAATTGTTTCTGTAATTTCTTTTATAGATTTTGAAATTTCTTCGATTGTTTGTTTGCAGTTTGCAATTTCAACATCTACAATTTTATTATGTTTGATTGCAGACTCATTGGCTCGGAAAGATTCTTGGCGTTCTAAACACGTTTCTAATTCAGCTTCACGTGTTTGCAAATCATTTTCTAAAATCTGTAATTGTAAGTCTCGTTTTTCTAACAATGTTTTGCTGTTAGTCAATTTTAATTTTACTGCATCTAAATCTTGTTTTAATTTTATGTATTTAGAATGTTCAGTGACCTGAGTATTGTATTCTTCTTTTTGAGAAAGCTTTTCATTTAATATTTGTTTATCTGCAACAATCGTAGCTTTGGCTTGAATTGCATCTTGCACGAAAACATTAGATGTACAGTATTGGCAGTCTGGATCATATTCATGTTCTGAAAGATGATCGATTTTTTGTTGTTTCGCATCTACTACTCCTTGTACGGTTTTAATTTCTTTTTGTATGTGTTCTAATTTTGCTTGGTAATCATTATGAACTTGTATTCCGTTGTTTATTACTGTTTCATCTGTAGTTTTAATTACGGATTTAATTGTGTTAATGTTTGCGTATATGGTATCAATTTCAGTTTCGATAGTTGCAATATCACTTTGAATTGTTTCGATTGTTTTAACAAGTGTTTGCTCATCCGTTTGCAATTTATTAAAATCTGGGCCGGTATATGTTGTTGGCTGTTTAGTTTCTATCAATGAAACAATGGTTTCTTGAAGTTGGTTTCTCTGTTCTTGCAACTCATCTTCTTGTTGTTCCAACTTAATTATACTATCATGATTGTTAGATATAATCGAATCGGCATGCACAATAATTTCAGCAAAATCCGTTTTCTTGTATTCTTTTAGTTTGCCGGCAGTTTCTTTGATTTCTTCATTTGCTAACTGATAAAGTTGTTCAAACACTGTAATATCTAAAAACTGCGAAAGAAGATCTTTGCGTTCTCTTTGAGATTTTTCGATAAAATTATTATTATCAGCTTGCAATGAAAAGGCTGTTAAAATAAAATCATCATATGTTCCTAGATATTTCCGTATGTTTTTATTTGTATCACTTCGTTCTTCACCATTTAAATTTTCTGATTCAGTGAAAAATTCTACATTAACTTTAACATGTCCATTTTTTTGTTTAATGCCTTCTCGTATAATTGTGTAACATACATTGTTTAATTCAAATTTAAATACTCCGCGGAAGCTGTTCTTTTTGTTGTTTAACACTTCATTTGCTTTTCCAGTTTTGCTGCATTTATCAAAAATAGTGTATGTTATAGCATCAAGCAACGAAGACTTGCCGGATGTGTTTGCTGCAAACAACCCACAAACATCTTGCAATGAATCAAAATTAACCAAATTTCCTTCTCCATATGAAAACATGTTTTCAAATTCAAACGAAATAGGATGCCATGTCATGTGTCTGACAGATTCAACAGCAGGTAATTTTGAATTTATAGTTCTGTTAATATGTCGTATTGCATCCGCTTCTTCTGCAGTTGCCTGTGGATAATTCACTGAAATGAAATCGCCGATTAGTGTGTTCTGATACTCGACATCTCGCACATTACCTATTGCAAAAGATGATGTAACTCCAGCAATGGCACCCGCTGTGCTTCTTTGTATAGTAATATCTTGCACATCATACTTTTTGCGAATAGTAGCAATAAGCTTTTTCATGTCTGCTGCGGAGGTATCATTGAATTTAATTCTAACTCGTGGCTTCACCGGCATACGATGCGGTGCCTTTATAATTGTGGTACCTTCAACTTCTAATGTTACATATCCATAATCATTTTGTATTTCTACAAATTTTGCTTCGCGACCTGGAAGATCCCAAACCAGGATTCCGTGATCTAATGCTTCTCCGTGATTTTGTTGTATCAACGAACCTGGATATGCAATAGTGTTAGCATCATTTAGGAACTGTGCTGGCTTATGAATATCACCTAATAACACAATATCATGACCATCGAATAAATCAATACCTACATGTTCATTAGATATTTGATAGCCAATATCAGTTTTCGCAGTATTAACTGCACCATGATGCAATGCAATTTTATATGCAGCTGCAAACTGATTAGCTCGTATATATTCAGTTGGTGCAACATCTACTGCCATGTGATTAAACACTACGCCGGCAATTTCAAACAATCCATTTTCTTTTATGAAAATAATGTTAGGATTTTTAATTACATTGATAACCGGACTAATTGCATCTGTGCGGTGCATGTTGTTTAGATTCATGTCATGGTTTCCAAGTATCACAACAGTCGGAATCATGAATCCATCAAAAAATTCAACAAGCATATCAATAAGCTCTGGGGACATATCTAACTTGCTGTGCACAATGTCTCCAGTTACAACTGCTAAACTTTGACCGTCGCAATGTGTTGCAATGTAATCAAACATGTTTTGAAATACTTCTCGATATTCTCGATGTCGTTTCAGTGTGCGAATATGAATATCTGAAATATGAAATATTTTATTAATAATTTCTTGTCCAGTATCAATTGTTTTTATGTCCATAACATTCCCATTTTCAAATGCATTAACCGTTCAAATGTCAATACATCAGTATTTTCTAGTATTTCATTAATCTTTTTAAAACCTAATTCGGATGCATCTTCATGTTGCAGTTCGACAAAATACACATTCAATCCTTCGGACATGAATTTTTCAGCAATGCTTATTGCATTCTTTAACGCATCAGCATCCAGACAAATATAAATGTCTTTAACTCGTTCTTGTATGATTTTTTTCTGCAGATTTGTTTGTATGATTTTTCCAAAAAGAGGAACTGCGTTTCGCTTAATTGAAATTGCATCAAATGCACCTTCACAAAGTATAATTGGTTGTGACCAATTTATAAATAAATCAAATCCGATAATATCTTTCGATACTTTTGGATTTTTATGTTTTTGTGTGTCTGATTTATAATATGCCCGGGATACAAAGTAATTTAACTGACCTGCACAGTCGTAGCTAGGTATCACAATTTTACCCGAATATTCTCCCGATTCACAATATCCGATTCTATACTTGAGTATATCGAATATAGTAATACCACGCTTTTTAAGATAATGAATTGCATTACGATAGTCAGGTGTATTTTTTGGAATCCACAATGGTCGATAATCAGTAGGTAATTGTAATAATTCTACTTTATTAATTACAGTATCATTAACACGATACTTGCCATGCTCGATAATTCGATTTAATTGTTCAAATCGTTCTTTCGGTAAATTTAATTGCTTGAATAAACTAGAAATTGATCTACCTTTTTTATCTGATATCCAGCAATGCCATGCATTTTCACCATTATGGTTGGTGTCGATATCAATTTCTAATTTTGGCTTATAATGAGAAACAAATGGAGAGAAGAATGCAATATTATTACCAGATGTAGGTTTACCTTTACCTAAAACTGATTCCAGTAACTGTAATAATTTAATATTCTTCATTTAATATTAATATAATAAATCAAATGTAATACTCCAATTATTATATTAATAATTAATAATATTAGTTAGACACATACATTTCATTTCTGGTCTAACGATCAATTCAATACTGAATCAATCATTATAATTAATATATCATTAATTTATATGAATGTATTAAATATTTTTCACATTTCAAAGTAATCATGAAAAAAACTTTTTAACATCACGTACGTGTTCCCCATCTCGCAAACATTCCGTAAACCATTCTGCAGGTATTTCTTTTTTTGCAACATGTTTAATTCCCAGTTTAAGTGCATATGCTTCATAAGTAGTGTTTGAACCTTTAGATATTTTTTGTGTAGGTGATTGAAATACCATTCGTATATCTATGCCAGGATTTGATTGTAAAACATGTTTCATTTTTAAACGATCAGCACTAGTCCATCGTCCTTTAGTTTCTATAAACATCAGCTCGCCATTCTTTTTAACGAATACAAAATCTGGAGTATATTTTGCTTGACGTTCTGGTACTATATATTTTAATGTTTCTGTTTCATATTTCAAAGGATATTCTGCAGTTTTTATTTGATCAGCAACTGTATGTTCTAATCCGGATTTATATCCATATTTTAAAGCAGCTGCCCGTTTTGAATTTCCAGAACTGTGATAATGATTTTTTCTCATAACTCGTTTGTCTATATTATAAATAGTCCCATTTAAATGTAATTTTACGTTGTTGCCATTTTCCTGTTTTAGGATTTGGGTAATTCCATATAATTGGAATAGTATACGAATTACCAATATGTTCTTCTCGTAAAAATTTACCTATTTTGTTAATTACTGAATTTAAATTATTAATGTTATACTTATCCCATTTAGATATATTTTTGCTATTATACAATGTATTAATTTTTAAATCTTTTACTCGTTTATTAATCGCAGACCAATAATATTTAAAAGCCTTTTCTTCATCATCGCCTAATATCCAACCTCGGAATTCACTAAAATAGTTTCCAGGATTTAATACCAACATATCATATAACTCATTTTTAAATGTTGCAATAACTTTGTGTATTTCTTGCTGACTATCAATACTAGTATCTGTATTAATTTTTCTAGTTGTCGGTGTAAAATCTACATGTACATGGGATGTATGTGGATCTTTCCCGTTATACGGATGCCATCCGCGCGGATAATTCCAAATTTGTCTGTTATATATAACATTTTGTACATGTAACATATTGAAATTGTTAACAAGATATATTGCTAATTGATGCATGTCTGCAGGTGATGCATGCCAATCGATAGCATTGCCTTTTGCATGTTCTGACCACTCATCAGTTCCTGCAACTTTTCTATAAGATATCGTACCGATTGTAGTCCATTTATTTTTTGAAAACTTCGGAATTGATAAAATATGGTCTTTACAGAATTTTGCTTCTTTTGTCAACTTCGTTGCTAATTTTATATTAGGCACTGGTTGTGTAGTATCATCCTTCTTTTTTTCTGGTGTAGTAACAGGAGTCGGAGCCGGTGCGGGTTTAATTTCTCCTTTTCGTATACGATCCATTAATGATTGTTCAGATAAATTTATTTTCATGTTATAATGGTATTTTTTCAGTTTTATATTTAATTATAGCATCACGCGTAGTTTTAGGAATAATAAATAACGCATCGTTATTAACAGTTTTACCATCTGGTAGCATTGCATCGTCTCCTAAAAATTGTACGTTTAATATCCATGATAGAGTCTCAGTAGGTATATCCCATATACCGGTAACATCAAATGCTTGTATTGATGGATACTCTTCAATTCCTGAGAAACTTTGTACCCATTCTGGATTATTATTAAGCATTGCTTTAATATCCGTTTGTATTAACCGAATTATATCTTCGGAATCTTCCCATGTATATTGTAATGGTATTTCATTATTATTTATACTTGTTGTAAAAGTAAAACCTCGATCGCCATTTTTATCTGTATAAATTTTAGTATCGCCTGGTTTTATAGACTGCGTACTTCCATCTGTCCAATCTACTTCCCCCGTTGATGGTGCGCCATTTTTAAAATCACCAGTAAATATTCCACCCTCCTTGTCCTCTAATCTGCGAACATTTATTGTTCCCTTTATTGGTATCAATATTTGATTTCCATTTGCATCATAATCTAATTTAGCATCACCACGGAAAGATCCTCTATATCCGTAGTTGTCTGTATCTGTTATAGTTACGGTTTTTGATTGTAACGGATTTTCTGTAGGATTATAGTCTTGATTTAAATATTGCAATTCTGGTATTAATACTGCCGAATTTTTCGGTTTCAACAAAGACCGTAATGATTGCTTTTGGTCTGATGTTAATGATTGCAATCTAGATTGTAAAGCTTTAAACCAATTGCTAACAGATTCGAACGTATATACTGGGATGTTTCCTACGTTGAATTTACCGTATGTTGATTCAATATTTTCATAATATGTTAATGGCTCGATTTCATTGAGTTTTTTCGATAATGTAAATAATTGATGAAAATTGCAAATCCAAACATTGTGTTTAAATACACGTTTAAATTTAGATACATCAGATCCTACAATATACATGTATTTAGCAATACCATCCGATTCCGTTTTATCAAAATAGCCTCCTTGACCATAATGTGTATTACCTTTTTCTCGAGCTAAATCAAGAATCGCGGCCGCAGCGGAGAAGGCGGTATCTAGTTTTGCTACATCTTCTTTTCCAGCTCTCGATGCAATAAGCATAACGGTAAAAACAGACCAACCATCCAACACAGTACCATGTTGCTGTCCAATCTGTAACCCAGTACGGTTTGCTGGTTTTAAAATATTTCGGCGAACATCAGGTATACGATCCGGTACTTCTAATGGAATTGGTTCATCGGGTACACGCACCGTTTTCAATTTACCTGATCGCTGTTCAAATAAAGTTCGATATATTATTTTGTCTAATTCTGTCATTTTATATAAATATCCGTTACCAATCAACCATTACCATTTTTCCGTTCCATATCATGATATTGTCTGAACGAAAATCTAAATCTAATTCAAATTCAGGAATCTGAAGTTTTTCTATATCAACACGTAAAGCATTTAAAAAGTTATCAATTTCAGCATCAATATTATCCGTTTCAGAAACGAAATCAAATATAGACACCTCACCGCCTTCACTTCTAGCAAATACCGCAAAATCTTTTAAAAATAGATCAATTCGTTTTTTTAATCGGATCGGCAATTCAGATGCATTTGCCATAATGTACATGTTTTTACCATCTACATAATATACTGGAATAAATGTAGTAAATTCATTATATTTATTAACAATGATATCCGCTACTTCATATTCATCACGTTCTTGAGTAATTTTAAATACTTTATCCTCGCCATTAATTTCATAAACACGCCCGTTATCACCAGCTGCAATTAATTGAAATTCATCATTTCGTATTTTTTTTAAACAACGTTGTATGTCAGTTTCAGACATTTCTTGAAGTAGTCGTTTCAATCGTATCATCATTATCCTGGTAAAATATTTTTATCAATATCAATTCGAACTAAAAAATTCATATCAACATCCGATCTTTTTCGAATAGGCTGTGCTAATTTACCAATTGCCAATAATTGCCCGGCATCGTCATATAGGCCTATAGTTGTTATGTATGGCGCGAATGCTGATCCACTTACAAAATCATGATATGTTACATTGTTATCACGCGTTAATGTAGGATTCAATGACAAATTAAAATCTCCAGCATCTAAACGTGTTAACACACTTAACTCATACGATGTTAATGTGCTACGATATGATGATGTATATGCAGAATTTAATACATTACCGTATCGATAATCTGCACTAGATATCACTACTATTCCTTGTTTGCTAAACACATTGCCAACATTTGCAGTTTGCAAAAAAGTACCACCTTCTGTACGGTTTGCTAAATATCCAACTTCCGTGCTAGTTAATGCTTTATTAAAAACTCGTATTTCGTCTAATACGCCGGATAAATTTTGAGAAGTTGTGTCATAACCTCCAATATATATTGGGGCTAAATTATGAATGTATCCAGACGCCGTTAATGGTGAATTATTTTGATTTATCAAGAATAAAGCAGATGCCGATGACTGCAAAGCACCATTAACATATAACTGCATAACACTTCCGGTTTTCTGACACACAACATGCGTAGATGCAGTTACCATAGTTGACGACGAAATTGACAAAGATAAAGCAGTGTTACTAGCTATCGTGTACAGAATCTGATTGCTACCGCTTAATTCTACTTTAAACGGATATTGTGGTTGTATGCTGCTACTAGCTTTAGTTATAATTAAATCGTTGGATACCGCCGGATTTGACGCGGATATAAAAAATGAAATACTGTAATCGGTATCTCGAGAATATTCACCAGGTATAGATGTTGTAATGTATCCATTTCCAGAAAATTTTGCAGCAAACCCAACTGCCGTCGCGGCACCAGTAGTTGTTTTTACACCCGGAACATATGTAACATTTTGTGATTCATATGAAATTCTAGATGCATCAAAATATTCATTGAAACCTTCATACCAAGCAACATTGTTTACAATCGAGCTAGTATTAAATGCAGTGTCATATACATTTCCATATGTATCCGATGCTAAGAATAAACCAGAACCAGTAAAACTAAATGATCCTGGCTTGATTGCTTCGCCTACTTTATAAAGCGGAAATGACAAAATTGAAGCAGACTGATGTAAGTGTTTCTTTGTGTTGTTTAAATTGGTAGGACCAAATGTATTTGCTGGTTGCGTTTTGTATTTGTAAAATAAATGTTCAATTGACCAATATGTAACAGATTGTAAACTGTCATCGATATTTTTTGCATCATTAAATGTTAATTCGGAGTCTAATGCCGGTAATATTGTTTTCGATGTATACACACCTTGCAATGGCAAACAACTAGATGTAGCACTACCAGAAACAACTGTCCATCGTTTATTGGTTTGAAACGGAGTAACGGATACATCGACAGGATCAACCTTTTTAAACACAGTTGGATTGATTCCCTGATAAACATCAATATCGTTATTTAAAATTCTTGTTTCAGCCATGATAGTAAAAACCCTGCTACATTTATAATAAATATAACAGGGCTTAAATCAGTGTGTTATTTTAGAAATCAAGCTTTACGCGAATAAGAGCTTCACGCTGGAATGATTTTAATAACGGTTTACTTAATTTCGCAACCGCTAATAGTTCTTGACGATCATTATATAATCCAACTGTTGTGATATACGTTTTAGGATCACCTACAAAAGATGTTTGTGATAATTGACCAACAGACCCGGTTACATATGATGGATTATTTGAGAAGTTATACTCAGCATTTTTAATTCGTACAAAGTAATGAGTACTTGTAATCTTTTCAGAATTACGTGCTAAGAACCCATATGGATCTGATGTTTCTGGATTTGTTTGAAGAGCAGAACCAGAAATTGAATGATATAGTACAAAATGGTTGTTTCCTTCAACACTAGAAGATACGTTAGTTTTAAATCCTAATTGCTGATCTAGCATTTTGCCATCTAATACTAAAACTCCATGATCTGGATATGCTAGTCCGTAATAAACAGGAGCGGATGAATTATAAACACCTGATGTCAATGATCCAGACACAATGTTATAAACTTTTCCAGAATCTCCAACAGTTGCTGATGCTAATGATGAATCATCAACTAATGTGATCACAGTAGATCCAACAGTTACAGATCCTGTAGCATTGACAGCTCGAGCAGTTACATTTGTTAATGGCAATTCAAAATTACCAGCATCTAAACGTTCTTTCAAACGATTTCTTTTAAAATTAACAACATAAATCGAATCCGTACTACCTGAACCAGCTGTCGTGAATCTAGAATCATTTGGATTTAATAGCAATTGTCGATACTGTGAATAAATTGCTTTTGATGGTGAGTCAGTTAAAGTACCTTGTGAGTCTGATCCACTACCTAATGCATGACCATATGCTAATGAATATTGTACCGCAGCACCTTCATTCGATGGATTTTCCTGATATACATCGATGTAATATCTTTTTTGTGATGTTGTCTGCGATGATGCTGATGCATATGTTGTTAAACTTGCAATGCCATCGCTCCATAAACCCGCAGTAACAGTTTCAATCTGATTTGAAACTACATCATTTAATGTATCAAATTTTGTAAAGACACGGCCGTTACGAGCTATTAATTGCGTTTGTTGCTGACTAGCAACTATTTCATTTGCTAATTGCTGTGCCAATTGTTGCACTTGCTCAGTAACGGAATCTGCAGGTGGTGCTGGAGCTCCAGCAGCTGCATTTGCTAAATTAGTAGCTAATTGCGTACCACGTGGCAATCCGCCATGTTTAGGTTTTAACTTTAATATGTTAATAAGTTGTTTCATATATATTTCTTTTTATTAACTAGCAGTGATTATTACTGGCCGGTCGTTACAGAGGTTACTTTTTTAACAGTTAAATTAATAGTTACACTACCTCCGGTTTCGTTTCCAATAATCGTAATTGTAGCAGTTTTATCTTCAACATATTGAGCTTTAGCAATAACTCGGAATTCATATCCAGATACAGCCACACTCTGAGCATCCTCATTATCTCCAATAAATGTAGGTGTCGTCGGTAATACTGAATTTTGCAATGCTCTTGTTACTTGTATATCAGCAACCGTAGAATCTGATAATATTGCGGTATATCCTAAATTTGAATTTCCGCCTTGTAAATTACTAGTATTAGGAGTAATTGCCGAACCATCGCCTGGAGCTAACAATGTAATCGCAGTATTTCCTACTGTTACAACCGGTATATTTGTAGTCTTTTTTGGCAACGTAATCAATTTATAACGAAGCGCTTGTGTTTCATCTGGAATCGCTTCTACGATTGGCATATTTTCTATAATAACGCCATAATAATTTGTTCCTAACGGATGGTTTGGATTCCATAATGAATAATCTACTTCATCATCTCCAAGTGCAAATTGTGTAATTTTAAATGAATTTCCACCTCGTGCTAACAATTCTCTCCCTTTAAGAGTTAAAATTGCATCTACCGTAACGGAACTATTATCTAAATATCCCATGTTTTATTCCTATTTAAAATAAATATCAATAATAAATAAAATTATAGTAAAACAAAACTTCCCTGTTCGCTAGGTGTTTGATATATTAATTGATTCGGATTTGCAGTTCGCCATTCCACTACCGGTTTACCATCAACAGTTTGTGTAGAATCAATATTGAAATCAGCTGATGTTAATTTTGATCCTGCATATTTTTGATTTTCAATTCCTTGTGGTAAATAGTCCTGTGTTTGTGCTAAGCTTCCGGTAAATTTCCATATATAATCAGCATAACTACCAGTACCATATGATGCTGAACCATAGATACTACCACTAATGAATGAAGATGTATATTCTAAACTACCACTTTTAATTTTGAATTCAGATAACACTGCATCTAGAATAACTGGCGAAACTGCTTCTGATCTCCAATATGGTGTAGACCCGGTTATATATACAGATCCGCTCCAGATAAGATACTCATAACTATATGTAGTACCATTGTATTTTTTATCTTGTGATGCAGTCAAATATGCTTGCCATTGATCATCATCTTCCGCAGTAAGTGTTAAAATTCTACCTTGTATTGTACCATCATAATTTAAATAATCTCCGCTAGCGGTAGGAACTGCTTGTGTTATTGTAACATTGTATGTATTGTCAAATCTTTCAATTTCAGGCAGTACTGATTTTTTACTTCGTTCCAATATATTCGGTTGAACTACTATACCAGTTATTGCATTAACACGTGCTGGGAGTAGTTGTTCCAATTGCCGGAAAAATGATAAATCAAACAAAGTAAATATTTTGATGTATGAATTTATATCATTTCGTTCCGAATATTTTTTCCAATATTGTTGCGCTCGTTGTATCAATCTAGGATACTCGTCTGATTCAGAATCTCCAGGATCGCCAATATATTCATCTAATTCCACGAATCCTAATTGTGCAATAATATCTTCATCAATCATGGTTTGTGGAGAAAAATATACTCCTAACTTTGCACTATCAAGTGGTGCTGTATCAAATTGACTACGTTCAGCTCGAGTTTTAACATCAAGTGTACCAATCAAACTATTATCTTCTAAACGTATTTTATTATCATCATATGTTCCTGCACCAACAGATACGGAATCATAATAATATGTTTCTTCTATAGAGTCGTATGGTGTTGATGTGGACCAAGATGCAAATGAAGAAGATATTGTGGATACAGCTGGCTGAACACCGGATAAACTAGATGTTAATGTGTGATTAATTTTTTGTGTTAGCGGCACCCGGAACACTAATTCATCATATGCATCAGTATTACCATTATATGCAGCTGGTGCTTTTACGTGATTATTAAATGCAGAATCAGACAGACTGCTAGACCATAATCTCAATTCTTGAACTTGTCCAACTAATCGACTACCGCCGGCGGTACCACCTATAACAACGCTTCCAGAATAAGCAAAAGATGCTGTTGCTGATGCTGACACGGCTGCTACAATTTTTCCATATTTAGATCGTTTTGCTACTACTTGTAAATTAGTTCCAGATGATCTAAGCATAGCAGTTAACCAACCACCATCAAACATTTCAATATCAGCAGAACTAGTACCATTAATTTGTATGGTTGCTAATGTTCCTGAGGTATAATCTAAAGTAACGTTATTGGATCCAACTGAAAATAAATTCATTGTGCTAGGCATTGTCGGATTTTCTATCACATTATCCGTACGGAAGCGTAATTCTACGGTATTAATAGATTGAGAATAATTCGTAGTTACAGTTCCGGCAGTGTTATTGATTAAATCTAATGCATAGTCAAAGTTTAATTTTTCATATACTGGAGCTCTGTCTAATCTTGGACCACCATATTCTTTTATGGAAATTAATGATTGTGGAATTCCATAACATGATAATAGTGCTTGCACACTTCTTTTCGTACCCTTCGATTTTAACATTGCTGGCAAATTGTTAACAATCCGTCGCCATATGGTGGTAGTCATGTCTCGACCTGGAACTGATGGATCGCCAACCGTATTCGAACCTGTTAATGGTGTTCCGGTTTCCGATGTTCCTAACACATATTGCCATAAATCTTGCGTTTGATTACCATCCGTTAAATTCCACCCAAATTGTTTTGCTACAGAATACAACAATTCATTTGGCATTCCTATCTTAGGATTTTCATCACGTTTGTGTATTTTAGTCATATGATTAATATACATGTATAGTATATCATAATGATGGCCTAACATATTAACAAACGTTTGCAAATTTTCATTATTAGAATCCAATCTAATAAATTCTGGTATCGCAAATGTCAATGCACTTGTGTTCAGTTTATCATATAAAATTGCATTTGACACTAATGATGAATACCAAGCTTGGAACTGTGAGCTTGTTACTGGATACAATGAATATGGTACTGATGAATTTGATTTCGGTACCGGCGTAATATAACTGCCAGTTAATCCGGGTACATTTGCAAATTCTAATGGAATATCATAGGTAGTTAATTTAGATGATGATTCGTAGTATAAAAACTTTTCAAATGCATCAAATCCACTAATTAAATTGGTTCGTTGTGTATTATAATCTGATGCATTTGTTGTAGCAACACTACCCGATATCACGGAAACTGCTACACTTTGAGATGCATAATATTCTAGTAATTGTAATTTATATTTAAAATTTTCTACACGTTCGGTTGCTGAGCTATAAAATATGAAATTGTTAAAATCAGAAAAATCTATATTTAATTTAACTCCACTTAAACTTCCAGAAAAATACGCATCTATAATTTGCTGAGATGTTTGTACAGAAGATCCTAATAATTCATTCCATGATAGTAAATCAGTTCCTGCTGAAATATTATATGATGAATTTGCATACCAGTTTGGATTCGAAAGTATGTTATACTGTGTAGATATAGCTTGCGGCTGTATGTAAATTTTATCAATGTATGTTGGCTTCTGCTCTTCTACAACCCAACATCTAAAATCTAAATCAATATCAGAACTTAAAGGCTCATATAATTTAACGTATAGGTATTCACCAATAACTACACTGTTCACAAATAAAGCACATTGGTTTCTGCTAAAATTTAATACGTATGATTTATACCATTGGCTCGATGTTTGTCGAACTGTTTGTATATAATTCGAAATCTGCTGCAGAAACTCCGGATCTGTTTCGTCAATTGCACGTAGACGAATTTCGGTACGGTCTGGAGATATTTCGTCAATTCGCAAATGCTGACGTTCGTAGCTACCTATTAAATTTTTAAAAAAGTTAACAGCAATACGAAAATTTCCAGCAGTTAAATTTAATTTAGATAATTCATCATAAATATCAATTGCAATTGGCTGTGCTGGAAATGTTATTGTTTGATTGGTTGTGCTATCTACATATGTTGGAATTGAATTTTTGATAGCAAGTTTGTGTGTACCGGTTATCCACGTATCGTTAGAATATGCATGTAGTTCTATACGAGATAAATCTGATTGTGTAGTAATATCAGTATTAAAATACACTAATTTATTGCCATCATAACTAACAAAATCTCGAGTCCTGTTAGATAATCGTTCTGCAGAAACAGATGTATTTGAACTTAATATTTCATCGATATTTTTATATTGTGTTAACATGCATTATCTTATATCAGTGCCCGTTGCAGCAGTGTTACTATATGTTGTCGGCCGCGTGCTAAAAACATCAACGCCATTTAATTGTAAAACTGAGTTATCACTTATAGTTTGTACGCCATCATATCTTGTTATGAAATCAGCTGGAGTATCTATCAATTCAATATCCCAAATTGTGCTATCACCTAGATACCATGAAGTAGATGATGCCTGTGCTTCAACTGCAAATTTATCAAATGCAAATAATTCATTAACATTTAAAACGTATTCCATGGTTAGCACCGGATATGCATCGCCAGTTGCTTCGGTTGTAATTGTTGGCAATGCGAAGTTTCGATATGCACTAGGATTTGTTCTAACTAATCGCATACCAAATTCTGTTACAATTGCTTGTGAACTAGCACGACCTTGCATTTGAATGTAAAATCTAATTGTTTTATTCTGCAATCGTAAAAAGTCTAATACATCAGGAGTTATAGTGAATGTTCCTGGTTCTAATTGAGTACCACCAACAAATGGTAATCTAGTAAAACCACTAGAATTTTCAGTTCCATTTGTAAACCATGAACTAACACCGGTTGTGTTTAATCTTCGATATGAATTAGGCACGCCTTCTGGATATTCTTGATATGGTATCACATAACGCGTAGTTACCGTATCGGTATCTATTGTAAACTCTAAATTTAATTCTGGTACCGCAGCAGTTTCAGTAACAGCAACAGGAAATTTAAAATATTGAAATGTAGTGTCTACTACTCGTGTTACCGATTTTGTTGTTAAACGCTTCACGGTTGGTTCAATAATTAATAACGGATTTGAATCTGCATTCTCTTCCAATATTATATTGCCGGCTGTATCTCTTTTATGTATGCTGGTATTATTTGATTTGTATGTCAGACCATTTTGTATGTACGGAACGGATCTATAGATATCTGCTGGATCTATTAATTGTTGTATTTGTATATTAATTTCGTTGCCTGCCATTGCCATTATCTAACTACTTTAAAATAAATCTGATCTGTGATGTACTGTTCTTCAATTCCATTAACTACTTTTAATTCTAAACGATAATACCGTTCTGGCATAAAACCATTTAGATCTAAGTAAATAAAATTGCTAGTAGAATCGCAGCTTATTTTAGTATAAATATCGTCATACGGAATTATAGTCTCATCCGTAGCGGCATCTAATACAGTGTAGTAAGTTGTCTGTGGCAAATATTTTACGGTTTGTACCGGAAATAGATTAGTAGGTGATTTTTGTGGAAATCTATCGCGACCATATATACGAATCTTTGCAATTTCCGTGTCTTTATACGTTGGTTTAACACTAGTATATGTTACATATGAGTCAGTATTAACAGAAGTTAGCGATCCTGTTGTAAAAGTGCGGTTATCCCAGTACATCACGATTCTAGGCACATATATAGTATGTGTTTCGCGAGAAAAGAATCTAACATACCCGGCTACCGCATTATTCGTTTCGTCTGAATCAGCAAATTGAAGCAAAAATCCATAATTTGGAATACTAGCCCCACCACTACCACTCAACCAAACTTTAACCGCATTTGTAACATCCATGTTAATATCAGTTGGTCTATACGAAAATGATTCAGATGTCACTAGGCCGGAACTGCTACCACCGGATGCAGATTGGTACATGAAACTAGCACCAGCACCAGAGCCTGATACATACAATGTGCTACTGCCAATTTGTATGTTTTGACTGCTGGAATACCATGAACTTCCGGATATAGGATAATTCCAACAAACACCATCAGTAGTCACACCGGATTCAAAACCAGTTCCGTTAATCCAATCCTGTCCAACTAGCTTTGCATATACCGAATAATCTGAAGGTAGATTTTTTGCATGAGATGTATATAACTGCAACACGAATTTGCAATCATTTACGGTTTTGCTGTATTTTGACAATGATGCTGAAATTTCAGCCATATCAAATTTTATAACCGATCTAGACTTTAACAGTGTTTCACCATCAGTATCTAATCGTTTACCAATTTCCAATATTTCATCTATCCCGGTATTATATGTCGGATTTGATTGATATAAAGTGGCATCTTTTTGAGCATAAAATATTTTAAACATGCATTATCCTTAATAATTTACTACACGACCCCTAATATCGGAATCTGTATATTTAACTTCAAATATACTAGGATCTAATGATGGATAAATAACACCATTTCTTGTTGCGGTATTTAAATTATACACATTTCCAGAATACCCGGCACTGCTATCATATAAGTTTAAAAATTGCACACCAATTACTGACTGAACTCCTTTAACATTGCCTAGTGTGTTAATAACATCGGATTTGATAACCGGTTGATTTATTTGCCATTTATCTATATCAAACATTGATTTCAGTGCATTAATGCATTTCAACAAAATTTCATTGCTATTATAATTTGGCAACACTGAAATTTCAAAATCAACACCAATGTTAATCACAAATGCATCTTTAATATTTACAGCATCAGTAAGTATTCGATAATAATCTAAATATGATTTTAAATTTTCTTTCACTGCATCATTTAATGCTGTTAACTGTTTGCTAGCATTATAGCCCAATACGTACATGTTTAATGCCAATGGATTTGCTACCCGCTGGCTAGTATATTCCGATTGTGATATTTGATCATCTGGAACAATGTATGCTTTAGCTACACTTCCATATTTTGACGGCATCGAGTATGCACGAATAATATAGTCTTCACGTGTTACTAATCGATTCTGTGTAGCAAAATAAGACATTGCATTATTTTTAATATCAGTTAAGGTGTCTGCAGTTTTTGCACCGATTGCCGGGGCATCGTTAGAAACTGCTACAGTTGTCTTAACAAAATTAACAATACCTACATTGCTGCTACTATTTACATTTTCATTGTACTCAATAAAATCTATGTTCGTTAAACTATATGCCGGTACGTTGTCTTGAATTCCATTACCGACAGTGTATGTTACTGTTAATGTGGTAGCAGACGGCGCTTGGCCATAAGCTCTGGTATATAAAAAGTTAGATGGGTCTATGTCGACATCGACACCCCTACGAAATCCAGCTAATCCATTTCCTACATTATCTGGATTTGGTATTATCTCTTCATCATTATTATCAGAAACACCAGCGCCAAATTGCAATTCCAATTTGTTATCACTTCGCATTCTTGTTATAAAACGTTTTGAAGTTTTTCTAAGTTTCAACAAGCTAGGACATTGTGATCTATATACATATAAATCTGGATCGTTTTCTAATAAATTAGGAACATCTTCAAATATAGTATCTTGTGCTAGGTATGGTACTTGATACCAATTATCGCCATCACTTTCTTCTACTGAAATAATTTCAATTATATTCGTGTCTGGCAATACTACTTTATCATATGGTACCGGTGATGTAAATGTAAAATTAGCAGTTTTCACTTGGCCGGAAACCGCTTTCACTGATTTCTTTAATAGAAAATATGTAGGCAAGTTAGTAGCATCATCGGTTTCATATATGGTAACCTCAGTCGGATCAAACGATGATGAAAACGTAAAATCAACCGAATCCAATGTTCTAAATATTGCCGGACCACCTTCTTGTTTTATACGGAACCCGGGTTTAATAGAAAGTGCATAGTTATAATCTGGCATAACATTAGCACCCGTACCAATAGATGGAATTAATTGATAAACATTGAGTGTGGTGTATGCAGGAACTGCATTATTTGGTATATATCCTAGTGACCTTGCTAAATCAAAAACATTGCCTCGTTCTGATGCCTGATCTAACAATGATTCTTTCAAGTTAACATCAGTATAAAAAGAAAGTACATCCCCAACATATGCTGCTAGTTCTATAAATAGCATACCCGGCGATGCTTCATTGAAATCGGTGTATGTTTGTGGAAAATACTGTTTGGTAAATTCGATTAAGTTGTTTCGAAAATTACCAAAATCTTTTCCTAAATATGATACATCTTTTTTTGTTTCCATGTTATCCTATATCTATACTACCGATACCGTATTATCATTATTAACATATATTTTAATAGAATCAGTGCTATAATTTCGTATAGAATATGTTAACGAAATTAAAACATGATGCATAAGTGTCGGGTCATCTTCTGTTGTTACTATATTTAATTGTTCAATACTAACATATGGTAACCAAGTTGATATGGCTGATTCTAAAATATCCTGTATGTCTGCTTTAAGTTCGCCTACATTTGGCTCAAATATAATTGCCAGTAAATTGGTACCAAATTCTGGTTGCATGTATCGCTCACCAATTTGAGTTAATAACAATGTTTTTAAATTTTCTCGTACTTGTTCCGGCACGGTATATACCGACTGAAATATGCTATTTAGATTTGTTAAACGAATCCCCAGTGCTGTATTGTTAGAAACATTATTAATGTTACTATCTTGTATTGTGGATTCAAAAACATATGCCATTTATATATTACCCTTTTTCTTGTCAATTGCTTTCATTAAAGCTGAATAATCGCGTGTCATTGCTTGAGCAACTTCTGGAGCTACATTAAATGTTTTTCCGGTTTCTGGATCTTCCATTGTTTTGGGTGCAGCTGGTGTTAGTGCCGTTTGACGCATCATTCCAAATCCTTGTGCATCTGTAGAACTAAATTGAATGGTATCAACTTCTTCATTCATTAATTCAGCAAAACTATTCATTGCACCTGGTTGTTGTTCAATTAATGCATCCGTTTGATTTAAAATAGATGCCCATTTATTATCGGCAAATTGAACCTTAGATCTTTTTGCTGATGGTGTTGCCGTTTTCTGTGCAACTCGAACTGTTTCAGTCTTCACTGTTTTTTTTGGCTGAGTCATTTCATTAATAGTAGATTGTAACCCTTCACGAAGAATTTCAGTTAATTCCTCTTTTATAACCTCACGTACAGCCATTTTAAGTGCTTTTACTAATGTTTTTGTGTCCATATATATTCTTTTATATAAATATTAAGTCCATGAATTTTGTGAAGGTTTAGGCCCATATATTGTTTGTGTATCAATATCAATATAATAATCGCCAACTTTTCCTAAATCATTTTGTGGTGTGCCGTTGAATTGATATACTTTGCTCGGAGCCTCTTGTAGTGACTGCAAAATATTTGCTTGTTGCTCTACTAATTGTTGTATAGCAGATGCCCTGTTTTCTAAATCTTCATCAGAAACATTTAATTCCGTATAAAACTCGGTAGGCACCAAATCGTTTAATTCAGCAATATCACTTTGAGATAACATGTCACTTGATACCGACTGACCTGGAAATTGCAAATTGTCAACATTACCATTACAGGCTGATGAAATTTTATTAATAGATGCCATTAATGGATTAACTATAGTATCTAATTTTGATGTTAACATACCCGGTATAGTTGAAAACTGATTCAGTGATTCGATTGCGTTAACAATTGTAGCATCTTGCAGCAATGTTAATTGTTGTGCAATGAACAAAGGTGCTGTTACTGGATTTGAAAGTTGTGCTATTGCCAATGTATTCTTTATGGCTACTGCTGACGAAACAACTCCTTTTAAAGAATTAGCAGTTTGTTGTATTGCTGGCACTGCATCTCGTATTCCATTGATTTGAGTTTGTATGTCAGCAAGTTGCTGTTTTAATTGTGTTACACGTGGGTCATCACATTTCACATTGTCAGGTAATTTAGTAGAATCCTGAACTGTTTTTGATACGGTTTCGAGCAATCGATCTGTTTGTGTATTTAATTTCTTCACAATTTCAGAAACTGCTTTACCTGGTAGTTTTGGTATACGGTCTAACGGTGGAACTATTGAACTCATAACTTATCCTTAATATGTAGTTTTGTCGATGAAATACTTATTACTCAATAAATCTTGCAAGGATCTTTGTGCACTAGATATATTGGTTTTGTCTATAAATGTGCCAGTCATGGTACCACATTGTATAGGCATACTAAGTTGGTTTAGTATTTTCTGCAGTACCGTTAATAACACATCACCATGCACCATGGATTCCGTAGCACTATCATTTCCAATTTTTACTTCACCAGTAGTGTTTAAAACAATAGCTTTTGGAGAATCAATCACAGCAATATCTGTTTTTGATTTTAGTATAACTCGATCTGCTACTCCGATAAATTGAGATTTAGCAAACTGTGACTCGTTTGGATAATAACATGTTAACGGATTTTTATCTGAATTAGTGCCTAATACTAAATTTGGTATCTTCTGTGTGCTCGTTAAATACAATGAAGATTCATCAGCCTGTATGTCTTCCGTTACGAACTGTTTGTTTGCTTTAGATTTACGACCATTGGATAACACTATAATTGGTTGTCCTTGCTGACCAACGCCTTTCCATGGGGATGGTATAGTATATACCGACTGATCTCCTTTAAGATCGATGGTGCTACTAAATCGCATACTATTACCCCATCGACCTTCTACGAGTAAATCTCCTTCATATGGTTGTAATGGTGATACTATTTTAAAATCAAATGTGTTGCCAGGTTTAGTATTATCAATTTCTTCTTGTGTTTTTCCACCAGAAATACCCGGGAGCAAATTTGCATGTATAGAGGACTGCAAATCCACAGATGAAATGTAATACCAAGATTCTCTTCGTTTTAGTGAATCAGAAACCTGGTTGAATGTTTTATATATTAACACAAACTCACCAACAAGTGGTATTTGTTTTATGTTAATGTTCCCGGGACGGGCTATGAATGGCTTTTTATTAAAATAGTCAGTGCACGATCTAACTTTTAATGCAAATAAACTGTCAGTATTTGAATCCGCGGACGATGGATCTATATAACGATATGTTTTATCGTATTCTAATACCTCCGCTACATCGAATTGTATACTGCTATGCATCTACATCCTTATCGATCTTGGCATGTGCATCTGAAATTTTTCGTTGCAATTCAGAATCATCATCTGCAATTCTCTCCAATTCATCTTCCAATTCTGCAGATAATGTAGATTCAGCCGCTTTTAAAAGTTGCTGTTTTTCTTCATCAGACAGCAATCCATCAGCTCCGGCAATAGTTTGTTTTGTAGAAATAAATCTTTGAACAATTGCCGTTAGTTTAACTAGGTGGTCATCATTTTTTACAGCCACATCAAGATATTCTTTGATCAGCGGAACAATAATAGTAGCATCTGATGCATTTTTAATTAACGGCTGTAACTGAGCTATAAGCTGATTAATCTGTCTATCCTTCTTTTTAGAATTGTGATAAACATCGGACATTAAGTCTGCAAAGCTAGTTCCTTTAAACAGTTCATCGTTTTTGTCCATCTCGTAAATCCTTTAATATAAATATCAAAAAGGCAAATTTACGAAGTTTGATCGTTCATACTCAACAAATAATTGTCTATATAGATCCTCGAGTACTTTTACTACTCTGGTAACAGCTGGTGTTTGTGATGGATCTAATCCGGTTCGTTCGCGTATTAAAATGTATAATCGCTTTTTATTGAAGTCTTCAATATCTGCTCGATTCTCAAATATGTGAAGCACAGAATCTGCTACGTGAATATCGGTTGAATTTGTAAATATAAAATTTAAATTAGCATAACAAAATTCCACATATTCGTCCATGAAGTACTTGAGAATTTCACGCATTTCATCATTATGCATTTCAATGATTACATTGCGACCTTCATCCACATTTAATTCTTCGGTATCGGCTTTTAATTTTTTATAAGCTTTTTCATTTTCACCTATCAGATAATTATAAGAAGTTCGTGTGTAATATGAAAATGCTTTGCCGGCATTTGGATTAAATTTAGTTAAACGTTCTGTTAAGAATGTAACAAGATCCGTTTGCAAATCCAAGAATGTAGAATCGATGTACGTTGGCTTTACTTTGTTAATCATGTTTTCCACAAGTTTCATGAATGCTGGATAAATAAATCTACGATATATTTTTTCACGGAGTATAGAATTATCAGTTTTATTATAACCGATAATAGCTAATTCAGTTATCTTGCTAAAGTAAACATTACTTTTCTTCTTGCGCTTCGCCATCGAATTGTTCTTTAAGTTCGGTTATTACTTGTGTTAGAAGTTGGAAGGTTGTGCCAGCTTCATCATCCTTTTCAAACGCACCTAAACGATCGATGTTTTGCATGATGTCATGTGATTCGGATATTTTTGAATACATGTAACGATTTGTTACTTCTAATTCCTCAATGTATTCCTGTGCGTCAGCAACCACACCTGCTAGATACCAAATACGGTATGCAGTGTAGCTTAAACCGCCTAATAAAATTGCTATTAATACTATTACCCAAATCATGATTAATCCTGGTTAAATGCACTAAAAATATCCGTTAATGTGCGTTCTACATCCGGATTATTTTCTGCAAGATTTTTTAAACCATTACTTTTTTGAATTTTGCCTTTTTCTGCTACTGGCTTCGGCGATGTGTTTTGATTATTTCTCCAACGTTCAAATTCAATTTGAGCTGCCATATGATCGGCATGATGCAACAGAATAGGCATATTAGTTTTTAATTTTGCCTGAGCTGACCGAGCTACATAATACGGTTTATTTGCATCATCATACATTCCATCATGAATCTTAATTGCCTGATATTCTGTCCATGACATTTTAATATCATGTTCTTGTAGCAACCAAATTGATAAATCTGGCACCATTGTGAATGGAATATTTTCATTGTGCTTATACATCTTGTTTTGGTTCTTGCGATGCCAATCCGACGTTTCTACTTGATATACTTCGTTGCCATCTCCCGGAAACCCTACTTTACCTAAATCATGATGCATTGCTGCAAACATCAATTCTTCCATGGTATAACCAGACATATCAGCACCAGATGATTGCCACGTGGTATATAAATTTCTTGTGCACTCCATTACGCGAAGTATGTGATCTACATAACCACCAGCAAATGCATTGTGAAAATGAGCCATTGAAGATGCTGGCATAAGTACCATACGATCTTCGAACACATCATACATTTTATGCAATGCATCTTTACGGGTAGGAAACCAAGTATCTACTTCTCGTCTAAACAGTTCCCAATTTGATTTAATTTTTTCTGCTTCTAACATAGTTTATTAAAATAATAGAAGATTACTTTCGTATTTCCAAAACTTCACCATTTAATAATTTGGTTACGCATTTATAACATGTAATTGCGTCAGCATTTACATCTACACGTTCCGATACATGATCACAGTATTTGCACTGTAGTCGTTTATATCCCTTTGCCGGAATAGATTTTTTTGATTTTGCCATTATGTGTGATTTTGATTATTCGCGATCGATATAATACTTTGCAGATTCTAACTTTTTAAGTGCCTCTGCTAGATTGTGAAGAGCAGACGTTACATCTGTTTTTCCTTCTTGAATTGTGCGACCAACATTTCTGATGATTTCGTGTGCGTCTGCAATATCATCTGTAATTTTTGCTTTGTACTTGAATTTGTATTCTGATGCCATAACATTATAAAATTTAATTACTATTTAATATAAATATCAATCTACTAAAAACAACGGCTGTTGGCAACATTCTACACCAATTTGCATTAGAGCCTGTTCTTTAGCCTTAGCTTCTACTACTATATCTAGATCATCAACACCATAAGTATTAGGAAGCTGTGTAATAAAGTCGGCATGAGCTTGCTCTTTGATCTTGGTAAATTCTTTGTATTGCTTGTGAAATGTCGGCCATTGTGCAATATTCTTCATGGAGATACCATGATGATCAAACATACGCTCGATAAGAAGTTGCTGTTCGCGACGGCGAGATTCTGAGTAATGAGTGCATTGAGTAACACCATGACGTTGCCAAGTCTCACGAGCCATGAAGAATGCTTCTTGCTCGGATAAGTCACCGGTATTGAATGTGTGATGCCAATAGTCAAACGTGATCGGAATTGCAATCTCGCTATGAAGCATTTCATATAAATCACGAACCGAATACATAGAAGCCTTGTCATCATTTTCTATGACGAGACGAGCCTTGAGTGAATCAGACAGACGATCATAGTTTTGCAACCAACGAGCAATAGTACCAGGCTTATCATTGTAAGTAGCACCAACATGAATATTGATCTTGTTTTCGAAACTAGGAGCAAAGCCCATGAGGTCAAACATCTCACTATGTCGTTCTAGACCTACGATAGAATTATCTACAACCACAGCATCGGGACTGCCTAGAATATGGAACGGACCAGGGTGTGTAGTAACACGATGCCCATGGGCTCGAGCAAAATCACCTGCTGCACGGAGATGCTGAGCAATCTCGTCAATACCTGGTAAATCTTCTAGACGGTAATGATTCCAACGCGGAAATAACTCGCTACCAATACGGAATAGTCGAATATCATTCTGCTCGTTCCATTGCAGTATCTTAATAAGATCTTT